GTGAGGAACAGGGTGTCCTCATTAATCGCCATCGCTTCCGCGAAAAGACCCGCCATCGTATCTAGCAGATTGAAGGCAGAGTCTTCAAGCAAGTTGCGGCTCAGGTTTGTCCGCGTCATGCCAGTATGTACCGGAATGCGGATTAGTCCAAAAGTCGGATTGGTTTCTGCCGCCGAAGCATTCGTCGGGGTTTCGTCAACCATGGTCTCTCGGACCGCAGAGGTATATTGCGTGTTGCCACCTTCCAGGCGCGGCCACTCAACGGCATCGCGGATAGTCGTGACCACACGGGCGCGACCGCGAACAACCGTATTGCCTGCCAACCGCTTGATGATCTCCGTTCGGTAATCTTCAGGCACCAGATTCCCGCCGAGTTCGCCACTCCCCTCTTCGAGGGTAGCCTTTATTTCTGAAACACTCCGCCCCGACAGAATTTCAGCCTTGACGAATTCGGGGCGAAGGATCATGTTCTTCCAAGTTGGCTTTAGAAGTTCATGTTCCCTACCTGTCAGACGATACTCGCCAAAACGGATATACTTGACGAATGCGACCATCTGATCGTGGCGGCGCTGGTTGTAGTTGAAGTCGGAACCATAGAGATCGTTAATCACGGCTTTCACAGCCGCCTCGGGCTCACCATATTTCATCAGATACAGACTTTTGATGGTGTCCAGATCGGAATGTTCCTGTGCGACATCCTGTGTTTCAAACGGCAGGCGGGCAGGTTCTTTCGCCTTCGCCTCCAGTTCTGAGATTCGCTCTCTCAGCGCTTCGGTTTCTACTACAGTTTCGGCTTCAATCTGCGCTTTCACCAAATCGGCCTGTTCCTTGAGCGCCGCAGCCTCAGCCTGAAATGCTTTTGCTTCGGCCAATTTCCCATCAGTGATCGCCTTAGCCGCTTCGTCCAGTTTGGCCTTGATGCTCTTGCGAAGTTCATCCAATTTCGCTTTCATGTTTTCCCATCCTTTGAATTAAAAATCGAGCAACATCAGCCGGGATTGCTCCAGTTCCGCCAGCAATCGCGCTTCCTCAGCACCTTGACCACTGGATTCAACGGTTTCGATCCCGAATTTTGTCTTTAGCAAGCAGGCAAAGTCGGCACAGCCAACCGCCTGATATGCACTCTTCAAAAAGTCTACTGGTTGCATCCGGTACTCGGCGGGCGTCGGCGTGGCCGTAATCTCTACAATCGGCCACCGTTCAATATGCCCAGTCTTTTCATGGACTCTCCGCGCAACCGGGAAAGTCTGTGTACTGGTCTTGAGTTTCTTGTCGGCCAGCAACTTGTTCACGTACTCTTCGTATTCACCCGCCAATTTCAATTGCGCCTCGTACCACAGACCCACACTATCTGCCTTGAGAGTGTCTACAATGCCAATCACAGTTGTCTTGAGAGACGCGTCCATGCCATGATGATATAGATAAGGCAGCTTCCCTACCGCGTCGTAAATCGCGGTCAGTTCTTCGGTCTGGGGGCTGAACCACTCCCCGGTTAAATCCTTGCGTGTTTCATCTCCCCAGAGAACGGCGTAACATCCCACTCGGTTAGCGCCAATGGATTTGACTGTCAAATAATCAGATGGGTCAATCGCCTTTTCTGGTATTGAATGAGTATGCCCATCGGCCATCTGAATCTTTCCATCTTTGACTTTGTGCTTGTGGCCCGCGTTACTAGAAGTCATGTCATCCATGATTTCGTGTTTATGATCCTGAGCCACCCCCGTCATGTGTTCAGCTTTGAATGATTTGTCGTTCTGGTCGTCGTCTTTCAGTTCCCCCTCAATCATTGAGGCGAGTTCTTTCGCCGCCTTGCTAATCGCCCCGCGCTTATTGTCAACTTCTGGATCAATCGCAATGTTATCTACGACTTGCTGGAACAGATGAACGACCTGTCCGATCTCTTGCGCTTCTTTCTTGGCCTCCAGGGTGGCTATTGCATCTGCAATGCTGTGGATGCCATACGGAACATAGAAATTCATCTGCGGTTCGTCATAGTACATCTTCATCGCAGAGAAAGTCTTTTTCTTATCTTTCTCTTCCGGCCATTCCAAACCAGCCTGCTTGTAAAGCTCCCTGAGTTTGCTTATAGCCTTATCCTTATCAGGTCCTTCATACTTGTTTCCACGGTACCCAACTGTCAATGCGGCGTGGGCCGCCCCTAGCAGGCGAGTATCTATCTTCCCGTTTTTATCCTTTACCCTCAGGTGCCATGTCGTTGTTTTTTCACTATCTTCAACGACCAAATAATGTGAACTTGGGTGTTCCCCATCCCTCTCCTTCTTCATTACAGCCTTTGATTCCTCGTCATAGAACCAGTCAAAGTCAATGATGGATTTATCCTCACCCACATTCACATAGAGGGCCTGCATATGCTCTACTGCGGCGGCATGAGTCGGGTGACATTTGATTGGCTCATCCTCACCCTTTTTATGGACACAATACTTGCCACCACTCTTTTTTATGACCCAGGGCACTTTAATCTCCAGCGACAAAAAACAAAAAGCCCGACTGGGCTGCCAATGGCAGACAATCGGGCGCATACAAAGATGCTAATTATGCAATTATGTCAACTAACAATAATAGTAGATTTTTCCAGTTTGTCAAGAGGCAAATTTTTTACATCTAGGATGCGCGCTGGTACAGATTTCTACCAAGTCTTTTCCTTATGCCTCTCTTCTAGGGCTTGTACCTGGGCCACAGCATCAGCGCCATCAAAAGCGATTATCTTATTGTCATAGCAATTGACGAAGAACTTGATTTCTGCGCCAGTTAGTACTCCACCACGCTTCTTGCATTCCACCCAGGCGCTAAATTTATTTTCATGTCTTGTCACCAATAAATCTGGTATCCCATTACCGACCTGGTGATAATCGGTTACGTCATACTTTGCGTTTCTTAGGGCTGTTGCTATTTCGTTCTGGTTCGAGTCTATTCGTTTGCGATATGACCGAGAAGATGTTTTTCCCATTGATTTTCTTCTCCCACCCTGGGGCTGGATTGAAACGGACAACATACTTCCCGTTTCTAATACCACTATCCTTTACCAAAATTCCAGCCTCAATCGCTTTATCTGTAAGTCGTTTAACCTCGTGGATACTGATCCCCAATCTATTTCTTAGGACTTCATAAGTAACATCGTCAGGTTTAAGCCTGGAATCATTATATTGTTGCTCAAGGAAATCAACTACGTCCTGTTTTCTTATTTTACTCATTGAACAAAATCCGTTTGGGAGAGAGAGATAATCTTGAATTCGGCGTCAACGATCTTCCCCTCCGCCACATCTATAATCAATCCCCCCACATCGGCTATATCCTCGTGAGAAACCACTTTGTGAGCAAATTCAGATTTCCATTGCCAGGCAGGAGTGATGAATGCCTCACACTTATGTCCATAATCCCGCACTGTTTCCCATACCTTATGATGGACATGCGAGCGAATAATGACATCGGGCGGGCGGCGTTTAGTCACTAAACAATCCAAGATAATTGTACGACAATAGGAGCGCAATTCATTTCCATAAGTCCACATTCGTCTACCGGGATTAGGGCCATGATGGGCCAGATCGAATAGTACACCCGCGCGTATCAATTTCAGGTGGTAGGCACTTCTGCGCCTATTTTCTACGCTTTCGGCTTCTGATTTTTTGGGGAAAGAAGCCTTGAGGCGCTTGGCAATATGTTCATCTGCCGCTCCGGTAGACCCAACATGGGCCGAGGTTCCCCGCAAGATATAAAAAGAGTCGGCCCGTTTTTGGACCGGCTCTAAAATCTCAATGGCGACACTGGCCTGCTCCATCGGGTCGCGGGACCATATCAGATTTGTCGCATGATGATCGCCGTCTATACCCTCCCCATTGACGATGACTGTTGTGGCCTTACGCCTCTTTCCTCGTTTCCATATATACGGCCAAAAATCTTTACTCCAAAACCCCCAGGCCTCTAATTGAAGAGCATTGGCTTTGTGTTCATCATCTTCACCTAAATAGACAATGGGGGGCTGTAGACCGACGCGGGAACCAACATGCAAATCTGAGATGACGACGACCTGTTCTGCGGTTGTGTTTTTTGCCATTTTCGAGTCACCACTGGACATCCATCCGGGGTAATATCATCCCCCCCCGTTCTACTATCATTGGCAAGTCTCACATTCAAGCGCGATAAACTCCCACTCGCTCCCGTTCCATTGGTAAGACGCCAGATAGTAGTTATCCTCTGGCTTATAATAAAAGTCCAGAAAAACACATGCGCGAAAGATGAATATATCCCTAAATTCAGGCGCAGATTCAAACTGTTGTTTTAGGCGTCGTTCCAGATCAACGGAAATTGGATGCCTCTCCCCGCTCCCAAGTTCCTCTGAGATTGACGGATAATTCTTAGCCCCACAATAACCGACCTGTGTGATAGCCCCGCTATCCTTAGAGGCACATTTCCCCGTTCTAGTGCAATAGGCGAACCGCGAGGCGAATACGACCAGGACAAGAAATAACCCGATAAGTGATAATCCGGCTCCGGCGACAAGGAGATTGTCTATCCAGTGTCGCCCACCATCATCCAACAAAATTACACTCTTACTAATCCCAAGTCACTCAAAGGAATGACGCTTTTATGCCACTGCTTGTCATGCTTATCAATGAGAACCAGACAGTTGCCCTTGAGGGTAAGCACAATTCGATTACAGTGTTCACAAGTTATCTGTGAACCCGGAGAGGGGACGATTGTTGCATAATCTACATTGTCTTGCAAGATTGTTGCCTGGGGGAATAAAATTCCAGCCAGACTTGTGCCCCCTGTCTCTTGTTCTGGCGGAGAGATAATGGATGCCCCTGATAGCATTTTAGCCTGCCTTCGGCATAAAGCGTTCATTAAGAACGCTCCTGAGCTGGACTTGTAATCCTGCCCACTTTGCTTGATCTGCCACATCAGCATTAATCTGTGAAATTCTCAGGAAGTTGATGAATCTCTCAAAATCGGTGGTACTGAGTGGTTCTCCGTCAATGATCTTCTCTAGTGCTACAAGCGTCTTATCTTTCTCACTGTCAGTCATCATGGTATTATTATTTTCCTTTTTCTGTAAATAAGATATTGGTACTATCTGCCATTGAGATAGTCTGCTAGTGTCTTTCGGGCTAAGTGAAAATAGCGGTATACCTGCTGAAGATTATCAGTGGCAATACTTTCTACTGTGCGCCATTTATTCTCCTTATGGAACCAGGTCTGATTTATAATCCCATGAACATAGGGCCCGTAGGTGAATACCATATTCCACACAGTTCCCTTGACCTGTGTTTTTAGATTCTCTACTTTCCACTTCCAGCGTTCACCTAGTTGCCGACTCTCACCACGATTAAAAGTCTTGTATTGAGTTCCAACGCCGCGAATGTAATATGGCGGAGGCGGACGATTGGCCTTTGTTTCTGGCGGGTAAACTGTTGCATCTGCGGCCACATGCTTGACGCTCTGAATCATCGCTACATCAAGCAATTGGCGTGAAAATATCTCCCCCTTTTTATAACGGGAAACTAGCTCTTCTACACCCTCAATCTTGACTGTAAAGCCAGCGGGCATTAATTATTCCGACTCCGCTATTGGCAAGGGCCATTGCCAACCCATTGAATCTTGTCCGTACCAATTGGTTTCATATGCAGTAGAAATACCTTGTAAGCAATCCTCTATGACTTGTTGTGGGGGACGAAAAAATATCCGTCCGCCAAATAGGATGCAAACATCATAGGCACCGCGATAGTATTGTTCCTCAGCAATATCTCCGATACGATAAAAGGATACCGCAAATCCGCCAATGGCAGAAAGAATAATCACAATGAGCGCAATCGCAAGTTGCTTTTTCATTTTTCATCCAGTTCTAGCGATTCCAAGAATTCGTCCATCGTGTCGAATTCCTCAAATTCACCACGTTCAATGTAATCCTCTACTTCCTCTTCTGCCTCATCCCACTCTTCTGTACCGAATACTGGCAAGGAAACGACTTGACCCATTAAGCTAATCCTCCACTGGCAAAATCCAACATCGGCAATTCCCCTTACATTTGAACTGCCCTGGTGTGCGACCGCCCGTTGTCATTAGATATTCTGCCCACGAATTGTAAATCCGCCCACCCTCTGCTTGGAATTCTGGGCACTCCTCGCAATGTTGGGCTGTGGGGTCCAAATGGGCTACTATTTTCTTGCCCATTTGCCCTGCCACAAATCCACTACCCCAATTCCACGCTATCCACCACGGGCCTGCATAAGACGCTACTCGCGCATGAAGTGTTTGTAGCACCGCTCTAATGACTTCATCTCCCTCACCCATCTGTATCGCCAGAATAATATCTGTGTCAGCAAACGCATTTTCCAACTTCTGCCGAATGGCAGGGATAAGGCTGTCAGTCAAAAATCTTTCGTTGCTTTCTAAAATCTCAGCCAGTTTTCTTAGTGCCTCTGGCGTTGGCGGTTCATCGTCCATTCCCAGTTCTAGTGCATCTGGTATTCGCCTGCGGCCTAAACCGATTAACAAAATTAGCAATAGGGCTAACTTCTCGTCAATTATCTTCTTCTGATTCTCCGCATCAGTCTCCTTCGCAAGTGCCTCTGATATTTCGTCGGCCCAATCTGCATAGGACTCCTCAAGTTCTTCTTGATAGGAATTCACCCCTCTGATTTGCCGAGAAGGACGCCCGCGCCCGCCTCCGCGAAGGTCTGCTTTGATAGAGTCAGGGAATAATGCCATGCTCAACATAGGCCCCGATTGCCGGGTCAACAATTAGTCTTATACATTCTCCGCAAATCCACTTGCCATCATAGCGAGACGGGTATGGCATCCAGGCCCCCAGATAAGATTCCCTGTGGCAAACTAAACAATTGTCACGGCTTGTATGTATTGAATTACAGATAGGGCAATATCCCGATGTGATCGTTGGGCCAATTATCTCACCCATATTTAGATTCCTTCTCAAAAACCGCTTTCACTTCTGTTTCAGTCCTATCACATTCTAACAATTGTCCCCGAATAAGTAAACACAAATCCCTGGGTAATGCTTCGCTCTTGAAATTGTATAATCCCGGATTGCGCCCCGCCTTTGCCTCCTTCATTGCAACTTTCTTCCACCGCGCTAATTCTGCCTTCATCCCCTGTTTGGTTGCATCTGTCAATTGATTGACAGGGGCATCCGTCTCTGACATAGCGGCGGTCGGTGAAGGTCTGCGCCTCTCTGATTGCGGGTCCAATCCTCCCTCCGATCCAGGCGTCTCGCCTGTTCGGGAAATGCCCTTAAGCATAGCCACATAAGCCGGGTCCGTAGCCAGTGGTACAAGTATATCACCTAATTCTTTATCTCCATAGGGCGGAAGTCCCAAGTCTTGTCGGGCCTCATCCAATTTCTTGATTCTCCAATAGACGTTTCGTTCTTGGACATTCAATGCCCTATCCTGCGCTCGGACATCCTCAAATTCCGCCACTTCATTCTGTTGATAAAATCGCTTGAGGATTTGAACCGAAACTTGACCCGCAATGAGTCTATGCGCCGGATGAATAATCTCGTCCTTGAACATCCGGTAGTATTGGCGCAGTTCTGATTCCGAGGTGCTGGAGTTGATCGGGAAACCCAGAAAGATAGTATCAATCTCATTCCGGGTAAACTCGCGTTGTGGAATAAGCGCCATCTCTCGCTGAGAAAAGCCGACAGTCGTAGCCTTAATATCGCCCGCCCGCGTGATAATCAACTTCTGTTCTTGTTCAAATTCCTCTCGGATTTGGGCGGCAATGGCAGTGAAGTCGCGTTCCCCCATTTCTTCTGGGACAGAGATAATTGAACGGGGCATACCGCGTCCAGAAACATAGGTATCGCGCTGGAAACCGCCTGTCCCGATTTCAGTTTCCATCGCCAAAATAGAGGAGGCCAGTGGAACATCGCTTTGAAGTAATGAGAATGGATAGGGGAAACGAAAGTGAACAATGTAGCGCGGATTGATGAGTACGGGTTTCCCATAGTTCAACTTGTACTCATAGCCCGCTATCATTTTTTCTTTATCGGGCTTAGGCTTGATTTTATCTGAGGCAATAGGCCAAATTTCGGCTATCTGGTTGGGATTATCTCTTTCAGGCGCAAGAAACCAGTAAGCGCCTCCGCGTGATAACATTAGCCACTTACAGGTGTATTGCCACAGGAATACCAAATCCATAAACTCATTGGGGTTCTCGAGGAGTAATTCTAATGCGTGGTTTTTAATGGGTATGCGCCGTTCACCTTCAATGCGCTTAATCTCAATCTTCGCGGAAGAGAAAGCATTGGCGAACAAGCGAATGTCTGAGAAAATCCATCCGACCTGCATTGCCCGCCGCATTTGTTCATCGGCAGACATCTTGGCGAAGGGATCATCGCTTGGGGTGACAGAGGATAACATGCTGGCGGCCAACGAACGGTCTTGGCTGTCCAGCGCATGAGTTTTTAGTCGCCAGCGCCTACGCGCAAAGGCGACTCGATCTATCCCCCAACCCGTAATATTATCTATGATGCTCATTCCGCCCTCCGTCGCTCCTCGCAACCTATGGGGTTTACCTGATCCTTACAGCGGGTGTATCGGCGCACAGGCTTGAGCGATATATCCGGCCTGCATATATCTTTTGGCCTTGAGATACAAACAATCTTCTGCATGGTTCTGATATGTATGAGCATGACAAAAAGCACAGACAATAGAATACTCATAGCATGTTGCGCCAGAACCTTCCCCGGCCCATTTGACAAGTTCTTCTAAGAATTGAGAGGCTTCGTCAATAGTCATTCGGTATCCTCTTGAAAACTTGAACCATTTTCCATTAACGTAGATGGTTATTTCTCCGGTTTCTGGGTTTATACAACTATCTCTCTCAACTGGATTTTCTAATATCTCCGCTCTGGTTCTTGACCAAAAATCCTTCTCTAATTTATTCTTCTGACTTTGGGGGTAAGTAGCATCCATTATGCAAACGCAATCATCGCGCCACGATACTTGCGGATCGAAGCAACAACATAGCGCGCCGTGTCACAAAAATGGAAGTCGCTTTTATTGAATATCTCATCTGTAGGGTTGCTTAATGAGTCGTACTTCCGCCGATAATTGTTCAATTGAAAAATAAACCCTGTACAATCTTCAAAAATGAAAAGATTATTTGCCTTAATCTCGCCATAGAGAATGTTAATGCCGAGCCAAACGTCAGCTATCTTGGGCTGTTTAACGGATAATCCCCCATCCCTAAATTCCGCGCGCCACTGCCCCTCTGCCTTTGCCCCACCGTATGTCAGGGGGATCATCGGCTCGCCTAACATTAGTTCTGACACATGCTCTGCGGAGGTACGCTTTCCAGCATGATATTCTCGATAGAAATACAATTTCTTGCTTTGGGGGTCCTCCGCTAAGAATAACCCCGCAGTATTTATGCCGCCAAAATCAAGGCCGAGATAGCGTTGCCAATCATCCGGGATTTTGAATGACGGGATAACGTGCGTTTCTTCATTGAAGCAATCGAAAATTAGATGCCGAGGCTTAGTAATTCTACCCCTGAAGAACATAAAGAATTCATCGGCAGGCATCTTCTCTTGTGCTTCCCGATATTCTTCTGGCGGAAAATCTGGATTGACAAGACTATCGGCTTGGATGAGCGCGACATTGTTTCTTTCGTCATCTGTATAATCTATTGAGCAACTAATTCCATTCAATTCTAAATCATATGTCCTCGTTGTCCCGAATCTTAGTGCGGGCTGAAGAATCTCATTATTTAACCAGCCTAAATT